GATGACGACCTTGCCAGCTTGGATCAGGTCGGCGAGGTTTGCGTTGAAATAGTCCGCGATGTTCTTCTTGGCCTCCAGCTTCCAGATCCCACCATCAGCCTCGAAAAAGCCGATCCCCTCGTCAGGATCCACGCGCAGCAGGAACTCGCTCTCGGGTTGCTCGACCTCGAGGAAGGTGCGGAAGGGGCGCAACAGGACGCGAGGCTTTACCTCGACCAGAGCATTGAGAGCCACGCCCTGCCGGGCTTCGACGGTCTGCGTGACGCCGTTGTCGTTTGTGCTGACGCTTTTCTCGTCGGTCATCCGGCTCAGCAGGTCGAGCAGGTACGCTGTGCCCTCGTTGGGGATGAACAGGCTGCGCAGCTCGATCAGGGCGACCTCACGGCCGCGGAAGCCTGTGCGGATGCCGGGGGCGTCAGCCTCGGCGTGGTAGAGTATATTGCGGGAGAAGTCGGGCAGGTATGTGGTCATGACCTCGACGCTCTTGTAGCTTTTGGCCTGCACCATGATGGTCGTGCCGACCTTCTCCAGCTCGGTGCGGATCAGCTTGCAGATGCCGTCCAGACCGCTGACGCTAATGGCCTCGGGGCGGTCGACGTGGGGCGGGATGCGGGTGAGGTGGCCGTCGGTGTAGGTCTGGCCGCCGATCTCGAAGGTCTTGGTCTCCTTCAGGGCGACGATCTTGTCGATCATTTTTGCGAGCATGGTGTTTTCCTCCTTGTGTGTGAATATTTATGCGGTTATGCGTGAGTGACGAGCTTGAGGAGTTTCGGCTGCTCCTGCTGCGTCCCGTCCATGTTCAGTTGCCCGGGCACCTGCGGCACCATCTCGGCAA